TGTGAAATCTACAGCATCTCCAGCATTTGGTCCTGTAGTAGAAGCACTAAAATTAACCACCGGAATAGGCGGTGGCGTGGGACCCGCTGCTGGTGCCCCTAAAATTGTACTCGTAGTGTTAAGATTAAGATTCAGCATTGGGTTTTAGTTTTTAGTATAAAGCGTAAGCAGTACCTGTAGAGACTGAAGTCACGTTAGATACCCTGATTGGTTGGTAACCAGCTGGTAAAGAAACAGTTAGTGTTTGCCCTCCTGCTGTAGTCAAAGCTACATCTGCTGCAGCTGTTAGCAACAAAGAATAGTTAGCAACACCACTGATACTTCCAGAGGTAGCTCCAGGTGTTATAACCTCAATATTCTGAGCAGCAGCATATTGAAGTGCCTGTGCAATAGCTTGGTTAAAATTAACTGAGCTCCAAGTTTGTAGTGAGTCTGGGGAAGTTATCATAATCGTTTTTATGTTTATATTTTATAGTTGGGTTACATTTATCCAGACGGATGCGGAATTAGGAATACCAGATCCAGTCTTAGATTGAAGCGTTACCGCTGTTGATGTAGTTTGCCAATACACTTCGAATGTATCGTTGTCGTTTACTGCTTGACCTAAAAACTCGAAGCTAACGAGTTGTTCTGTAGGTACTCCAGCAGACTTTCTTGCTCCAACAGACACCGTATGGGCAGAATAGGGATAATCCGATCCGTTATATTTAAGCCAAAATGTAATATCTTGAGCATTGCCGTCCAAATTGCTAACAAGAGCATTAACTACTGCTTTATAGTAACCTTTGTTATCTATGTAAACCCTACCACCTATTGCGCTTATACCATTAGCAAGAGTATAACTATCAGTTGCTACCAAGGTAGGAGTGTTAATAGCAGCAACAGATTGGTCGACCCTACTGTAGAAAGAACCGAAGTATTTACCAGCCCCCGAAGGTCCGGTAGGACCGGTAGGTCCCTGAGGACCAGTTAAAGAGGTTACGACACCGGTGTCACTAGTTACGTAAAATTCATCGTCTGTCTTAGCCCACAAAGTAGAATATCCCGAGGGCGGGGTTGAAGGTCCTGTAGCGGACTGTTTCATTCTTATACTGGCGTTACTCATATCGTTTGTGTTCTTATTTAAATATGTTTAACCCTTATTTTTCTGGGTTTTTGTTATTCAGTTCTTTATAGATCTTAATCGAGGTTAAGGCTATCATTAGGACGCTAAGGCTTATTTTCAGGAACATATCTATACTTAGGGACGTTACCCCTAACACCGCTATATTAGCAGGAATTAATTTTTCTTGTGTGATTACTTGTGCTAAACAGGTTAGAAAGGTTTTCATGGGTTAGAATTCGGTAGATTGTCTTGGTATTCCCAGTACTGCTTCGTTCCGTAAGGGAAACCCTTGAGGTAAATCGAATTGTACCAAGGAGTACGCTTATCAGGAGCAATTGTCCTATCGTCATTATAGTTTGGATTAGTGTATTCTGGTAGTTGTCCAAGCTTAGAAAACTGAGAGCAGTAGTCTCTCATACGTACCAACCAATACTCGCCCATATCTTCGTTACGTCCAACCATATACTTAATAGTATCTAAATCCAAAGGCTGAGAGTTTTCGTTTGAAAATTGCAAGGCCCCTTTCGTCGTTAACTTATAGGAAACGGTCAGGTATGCCTCCGCTGTAGCAAAGAAGATAATGGATTGCTGTAGTTCATTGTCCAGCAGGTTCTTGTAGACAGAATTTGCTGAGTCGGTAATAGTACCGTTAATGATCAGATTCTCTATCTTATCGTAAAGGTCTGAACCAAGCACGCCCAAACATTTAGTACGTTGTACCTTTAGGATAGCATTACGAAGGAATGCTGTATCCACATTTTCCAGAATATCTGAATTCTGTTTTAGCTTAGCTTCTGATATGAATAGGACTTGGTTCATTGTTATGCGTTATTTTCGGCGTCTATATTGCTTTCGGTAATCGTCTCTTGGGTAACTGTTAGTGGATCATAACCAATTAACTCCCTCATCTCGTCTTGAGTAAGAATATCCTTCATGATAGACTCGGAGAATGCATATTCCATAGGAGGTAGGTTTACAAACTCGGGCTGGAAATCAAGCTTTAGGATTCTCTTCAGGGTTTCTCCAAACATTTCTTGGGCGGGCTTAATCTCTGTGTTCATCATCAGTTCGTAAGCCTCGATTAACTCTGTTCTTCCTCCCAAAGATCCTGGAGTAGCCACACCGAATAGGATAGGATTGGTAGCCTGGTGACCGACCAAAATCTGATCCCTAACGATGGTCATAAAGTCGTTGTACTTAGTATCCGAATCGTTAGAAGCGATAGGTTCTAGTTGTACTCCGTTTTCACCGTTGGAGAAAATAAGGAATACCTCACCAGCATTTGTGCTACCTGAGTATTGTTTTCTAAGTTGTCCGTAGATGTAGTCTCTTTCCTCTTGGGTCTCGGGCATATCGTTAATGATGATGGACATGCTTGGACTAAATCCATTACGGACTGAGTTCAACTTCCAGTTGCTTAGTTCGTAATCCAAAGAGATATAGTTGATTGCTCCCCAATAATTAGGTTTAGAGTAGTAGTTAAACCCTGAAGAGTATGGATGATACACGAAGATCTGTGAACCTTCAGGCTTTCTTGGATCGTAAGCTGCCAGTTCTACTACTTTGTTCTCGTGCTTTCTGGTGTTGTTCCAGTCGTTAGAATAGTACCAAGAACTGATTCGGCCAAACTCGTTCTTTTTCCCGGCCCTTAACTTAGACATATCTACGTGTTCAGCATGAGCAATAGTCTGACCGTCGTTAGACCAAACTACATTCATTGCCCACATATTGTAGAGCCAGTAATCGTCGATGATTGCTCTTAGTGTATTCTCCTGGCCGAGGTGAAATTGTTCGATATTCTGATTATCCTCCAACCCCATACCGTAAGTGTATAGGTTCTTTCTCTGGAGAATAGCGTTATGTACAGCAGAACTGTCTCTTAACTTGATTAGGAAGTCCGACATCTTGTTATCAGAGCCCCAAGAAACGTATTCTTTCCCAACAATCTGGAATTCTTTCCATTCTGGAATGTTAAGTTCTTCCTTACTGAAGGAGTATATGGTCTTTTTCTTTTCGTTATTCATTATAGACATAGTATGTTGGACTTTCCTCGTAGGTGTATACATTATTATATATCGCTCCCTCTACTCGAGCTTTTCCGACGTAGATTTGGAATTCAGTCGTATCTGCTTGTTCTATTACAGCTTCAGCATCGACTATAAACTCAGCATTTAGTTCGAGTGGGTCACACGGAAACTTAGTTAAAGTACTGACCGTAAGTGGATCATTTACTATACAATCGCCATTCTGACGTAATTCTAAGATCTGTGCTTTATACCCGCCCTGCTCTAAAAAGCTGGGGTCGATGGTAAACGTATAGTAGTCTGTTGAAGTCGATGTGTTAATCAGGTCGAATTCCTCCACCGAGAAGTCGTCGAGCTTGGTCATTTTAAGAACAAACCTCGGTGTAGGATCATTAGATAGTAATTTATCCCTTAAAACCACATTAAAGGTCCCTGAAGTAGTAGTGTTATCGAAGACAATCATACAACTAAATATGTTTTGTTGGGGTATTTCTGAGAAATAAAAAAACCCACCACCCCGAAAGGTGATGGGTTATTTTGAAGAGCTATTAAGCTACAGTTGAGTTGATCAGATCAGTCCAACCAGTAGAAGCTACGAAAGCAGCGTCCAGGGTTAGAGGTGGATCTTGCTCCACTCCTCTAAATTCCAGAGAAGCTCCGTTTCTGTCTCCTGATGCTACACCAGAACCACCTTCTCCACCGTTGATATCTAGACCACCAGATTCGCCTAAATAGACGTATTCGCCAGTCTTGAGTTTTACAACTGCAACCAAGTTGTTCTCAGCAAGAGTCTTGATTACATATCTTAGTGTTGGGTTGTAGTCGGTGAAGACTACAGTAAGAAGGGTCTCATAGAATAGAGATCCATTCTGGATGTTTGCGTTCGGTGTTGCGGTAAAGCTTGAGGTTTCTTGAATTTGCTTAAACTCGAAGAAAATCCCAGTTGAACCGGCCGTGATCGAGTTGATAGCCTCGCTTGAGGTACCAGCTCCGGTAACGCCCACTGCTGTAACATTCTCGGAATTCGACAGAAAAATTGTGTCTATTCCTCCTATGATTTTGCAAGCGGCTGCAGCGTTACGACCTGTGGTTAAATTAGTACATGCCATTTTGTTGTCGTTTTAATTTTTTAGGTTAGTCCCCCCGGTTTTACCCGAGGGGACCTAGAATAATTTTCCTTCCTATTCTTAGAAGTTGGTTACAGCGTATAGACCGAACAAGTGAGCTGCGCCCATTTTGTAGCGGCTAATGAATCTAACTTCGTCGTTATCTCTTGAGTAGAAAATCTCAAAAGTAGAGTAGTCAGACACAAGGTCCGTTCCCCAGTAGATGTAACGGGTATCTACCAAAGCCACCGCGTCCCCCGCCGCTGATGCAGATGCGTGAGAGCTTGATCCTTGCAGTCCGTAAGTTCTTACGATTCTCACGTTTGAACCTGGGAAGACGAATTCTCCATCGACCAAAGTATCAGGAGCCACATGGAAATAGTTGCCGTTAAATAGTGCGTCAACCAAGATCTGGTAGAAAGCAGGAGACATGAACATCACTCTTGTGTCAGAGTCTGCAACGTCTACGTCTTGAGCAGCGATCATGGTCTGAACTGAACCGATGATGTTAGAAGAATTCCAAGAGGTTGCACCGGTAGCAGCTACTACTCTTGTAGCATCACCAGCCAAGTCTTTGATAAGACCGTCGACCAACGCCAAGTTGCCAGTTCCAGAAACGGTGTCGCCTTGCCAATATTGCTTTGCAACGATTTTAGAAAGAGCTTTCGCTTTTTCTTCCGAGAGGTACTGTTCGAAAGGAACTTCAGTTAGGATTGAACCTGGGTTCAAAGCCAATTGAGTGTACTTAGACTCGAGTGCGTACGAATCCAAGATTTCGTTTACCTTACACTTGTTAACTGAAAGGGTCACCTTTCCAAGAGTGGTAGATCCAGATGCACCAAATCCAGCAGAGCCGCTTTGGACTGCCATAGATGATTCGATAGTGTGGATATCTTCTGCTGACTTAACGCCGGGCATCACCTGAACGTAAGAAGCGGTAGGATCAGACAAGACTGCCTTAGAAATAAGGTCTAATGACTGCTGGTCCGTGTAGTTGGCCAAGCCTGAAACTACGTAGTTAAAGTCAAAACTTTTTTTCATGATTTCAAATTGTTTATTTTATTTGTTATTGCGGAGAGCTTTAATGGCCTCGATACGTGCTGACATTAGATCAGGAGTAGCGTTCGAAGAAAAAGCAGTTTGTGAGATAGACTTGCTAGAAGGAGCTTTCTTAAATTCTTCGAAGTTTGTAGAGAAGTCTTCCTGGGTCTTAGCCATCTCCATAAGGATAGCAGACATTTCATCCATTTTCTTTCTCATCTCTTCAGTAGCCTCGGCCACCTTGTCCTCGACGATCGAAACGATCTCTTCAGCGATA